AGCAAGTTCTTCTCCAACCATTGGTAACTATACAGTAGTACGTCAAGATGCAAACATTGCAGGTGCTAATACAACTGACGCAACTACTGAGAAAGGAGTTTCTGGATTTGATTCAGCTTTCTTTGATGTATCAGTTAATGGTTGGGTTCAAATAAAAGCTGACGGTATTCCTTTAGGAACAAATACAAGTGGAGATTATGTTGCAACTATTGCAGCATCTACTGTTGCTGGTGATGAAGGTATTTCTACAACTGGAACAGGAGAAAGTGCAGCTGGTGTAATTGGATTAGATATTACTGGATTAACTGATATAGGAACCTCGATTGCTGCAACTGATGAGTTTGTTGTATACAATGGTACAAACAATTTAAAAGTAGATTATTCTACAATTGCATCTAATGTACACGATTCTGGTAAATTTTCTGATACATATCCTACATCTGATAATAATACTTGGACTGTAACTCACGGATTAGGGACTACACAAGTATTAGTTCAAACGTGGTTAGAAACAGGTGGACAAGCTGTTTATATTGATTTTGTGAGAACTGACGCTAACAATGTAAGTTTTACAGCTTCATCTACTATAACTGCTGATACTATTAGAGTACTTGTTACTAAGTAAAAAAATATTACCTTTATAGAAAAATTAAACAATGGCGATTAAATTCCTTAGTGACGTAGTAGGTAGTGGGGAGATTGAAGGTAATACATTAGATGTAGTAGGGGCAGCAACTTTTCAAGGTGTAGGTGACACCGCAATAATTTTATCTTCTGGTGATTTTATTGTTGGAGGTTCACACGGTAACTCTGGTCAAGTACTTACTTCCAACGGAGAAAATAATTCTTTAAGCTGGACAGATAAAACTACCAATTCAAATGATTTTTTAACTGGATTATCTTTCAATACTAGTAATGGTGTTTTAACTGCAACAGTAACAAATCAAACTAATCCAACGGTAGATTTAGATGGTAGATATTTACAATTAGGTGGAGGTGTAATGACTGGTAATATACAAATTTCTACTATTACAACTACTTCTGCTACAAGTTCAATAGGTTCTGTTGCTAATCCTATAGCAAATATATATACTGATAATATTAGTGGTAATTTAAAAGGAACTATTGCTAGTACAGTTACTGCAACAACAGCGGCTGTTGGAAACGATTCTACTTTAGTAGCTACTACAGCTTTTGTAGTTGATGCAATAGCTGAAATTCCAGACGCTAACACAACATACGATTTATCAACTCTTCCAACTGGAACAGGATTAAGACTAGACCCTTCGAGTGGTACTAATGATGATATTACATTTACTGGTAGTGGAGGCTTAACTATAACAAGAAATAGTGCTACACAATTAACATTTAACGCACCTTCATCATCATCAACACCTACATTAGCAGAAGTTACTACTGCTGGCTCTTCAACTACAAATGCAATAACTGTAGGGACTATTACAAACAACGGAAGTATAACTACAACTACTACAGCAAGTGTTGGAACAAATCTAACTGTATTTGGTAACTCATCATTAGTTAGTTTAGATGTAGGAGGTGGATATGGCTCTACTGGAGCTACAATTAGTGCTACAGGAAATGTATCTGCTAACGGAAATCTTACTATTGGTGGAACGTCACGTTTTGCAGACACTGTAAGTATAGTTGGTACTAACACAACAGGGCAAGAGACAGTTCTTATAAGAGGTATAAACTCTGGTGACAGTGACTTTTTAGGTAGTATAAGAACTGCTAACACTGGTGGTTATAACCAAGATATGAGGTTCTACACTTCTGACGCAAATGGCACAACTAATGAAAACTTAGTTTTAACGTTAGAAGCAGATACAAACGCAACTTTTGCAGGAACAATAGATTCTGGCTCTATAACATCTACAGGAACAGTAACTGCTACAACTTTTAGCGGAGATTTAAACGGAACAATAAACACAGCAACAACCGCAGCAACACAATCACAAGGAAATAGCTCCACTAAAGTAGCAACAACCGCTTATGTGGATACAGCAGTAGGAAATATTCCATCTGGACTTTCATTTGAAGGTAGTTGGAATGCAAATACTGACACACCATCTTTAGCAGGTACTACTCCAGATAATGGAGTATTTTATATTGTGAGCGTTGCTGGTAATACAAGTTTATCTGGTATTACAGATTGGAAAGTAGGAGATTGGGCGGTATATGTATCTGATGGAGGAGGAACTGATGCTTGGCAAAAAATTGATAACACTTCTACTTTAGGTGGGTTTGGTTCTTCTAACACAGTGGCTAAATGGACTGCAACATCTTCACTAGCTGATAGTACTATTACTGATGACGGTACAGATGTTAGTTTAACTGGTGACTTAACTGTTGGTACCGATTTAATAGTTACTGGAGGAAATTTTAAATTAGGTACTAGTGCGACTACTACAATTGGAAAAAATTTATTAAAAATTCCAAATGTATCACAAATTGCATATATGAGGATAAATGCTGATGAAACAATTAGTACGTTATCTGCTTCAAGTTTTAGAAGTGCTATTGGTGCTGGAACAAGTTCAACAACAGGAACGGTAACAAGTGTAGCGGCTTTAACATTAGGAACTACTGGAACAAATTTATCAAGTACTGTTAGTGGTGGTTCTGGAGCGGCTGTTATTACTTTAAATGTTCCTACAGCTTCAGCAGCTAATAGAGGAGCTTTATCTTCAACAGATTGGTCGACATTTAATAATAAAACATCTAACACAGGTACTATAACAAGTGTAAGTTCAACTTCTCCTATTACTGGAAGTGCATCTTCTGGTGGAGTAACTATAGGTATTAATACAGCTGACGCTTCTACAACTGGAGCTTTGACTTCATCAGATTGGTCAACATTTAATGGTAAAATGCCGCTGACTAATATTAATTCTAATTATGACGCAACTGGTTCAAAAGCATTTATTGCGGTAGGTTTAAACGGAAATAGTAATGCACTAACCTACTCTACGGATATGTATTATGTAGCTGGTTCACCATCAGCACTATATAGTCCATCACTTCAAATTACAAATGGAATAACTGCAGGTTCATTAACTATTTCTGGAACTTCAGCTTTAGACACTATAACTTCTGATAAAGACATAACTTTTACTTCTGGTACAAGTGGCGGTACAGGTGTAGTATATGATGCTACTTTAGTTACTGACGGAACCTATAGTGGAGAGGTTGCTTATTTTGGAAATACCACAAGTACAAACCAAGGACGTTTATATCAATTGCAAAGTACTGGAGGATGGGCATATGCTGATGCCGATACAGTAGCTGGGTCTTCTGGATTATTAGCTGTAGCAACAGGTAGCTCTTCAGATGATGGAATGTTACTTAGAGGTTTTATCAGAGATGCAGATTATTCAGCTATAGACGGAACAGCAGGAGCAAAACTTTACGTAAATACTACAACTGGTAATAATAGTTTTACTGCAGATATTCCAACAGGTTCTGGTGATGTTGTTCGTATTGTAGGATATGTTACAACAGCTTCATCAAAAACTATTTATTTCTGCCCAGACAATACGTTTATACAACTCGCTTAATTTTTAATAATGAGCTATAACCAACAAGAATTAATTTTTACTAATAGTAAAATTTATTACATCGAAAAAAATGGTGAAGAAAGACAAGTTATGATGGATTGGGAAGATGAGTTAATGAAAAAATCGGCTGAATATATTTGTGAAAATGGAGGGGATATTTTAGAAATAGGTTTTGGAATGGGAATTTCAGCTGACTATATACAAGAACAAAATATCAATACACATACAATTATTGAATCACACCCACAGATTTACAATAAAGCACGATTATGGGCGCAAGACAAACCTAATGTAAGGTTACTTTTAGGCACTTGGCTTAATGTGCTAAAAGACTTATCGGAATATGATGGAATTTTTTATGATACTTATGGTGATGAAGACTTTAAATTATTTGGTAAAAAAGTTGTAGATTTAACTAAAGAAGGAACAAAATTAAGTTGGTGGAATAGTTGTAAAAACGAAAAAAATATTTATGGCATAGAGGGTGTAACATACGAATATATACCTGTGCGTCCTCCAAGTAATCATTACTATAATTCTACAGTTTATTTTTTACCTAAAAAAGAATATTAAGATATGCCTACTTCTACTATATATGTTGCAGACAATAGAAGAGCTAGTTTAAACGCAGGTTTAGGCTCTGATGATTGGGATGAGTTATTATCTGAAACCACTGCTGATAATATTACTACTGGTGAGGCAAATACATTTGCTGTAAGAGCAGGCGCTCTTTCTGGTAGGGGTGGTACTACATACAGATTAAATCGTTGGTTTTGTTTTTTTGATGTAAGTAGTATTACTGGTTCTAACACTATAACTTCTGCTACTATAAAAATAGCTGGGTTAGCTGTTGTTAATAATGGTAGTATAGGTCTTTATAACTCTACAGCTTTTGGTGAAGATGGAACGGAAACAATAGAAACTACAGACTTTAATAATGTTGGAGGGACATCTTATTCTTCAAATCAATATGGTTCGCCAGGTTATTCTTCGTGGGTATCTGGTAATCAATCTACTAATTCGTTTACTTTAAATGCTACTGCAATTTCATCTATGAACACTAATGGTTATTTAAATATAGTTGGTAGAAATATTTATTATGATGCTGATGAAGAAGAAACACCAGATGAGGATAATTACTTAGGTATAAATCAATGGGAAGCAGCTGATTTTAACTCAGCTTACAGACCACGTATAGAAGTAACTTATAGCCCTACTGCTGTAGCTTGGGGTGAAAAAATGAATGGAGTTTTATCTAACGTAGCAAACAAATATAATACAATTTTAAGTTCAGATATGTCCAAAGCAAACGATGTAGCTGGCTAAAAAATATTTTACTTATCTTTGTAAAAAATAATAATAATAATTAAATTAAATCAAATGGCAAAAAAAACAAAAGAACAAAAACTTACTACTGAAGAGTTAGGAGAAATTCAAGGATTACAACAAAAAATGTACGCTTTAAAAGTTAGATTAGGAGATACAGTTATAGAGCAAAAAAACACTATGGCTCAAATTGATATAATCCAAACACAGTTTAAAAGTAAAGAAGTAGAGTTAATTAAAATATACGGAGAGAATGCGCAAATTAATTTGCAAACTGGTGTTGTTACTCCAGAGGCTCCAGCTGACTTAAAAAAAGCATAATATGGCAAGAATAAGTGACACTAATAGTTATCCTAACATCGTACCAGATGGAGAAGATTATTTAATATTAACTGATAAAACAGATGCTTTAGCAACAAAAACTGCAACTTTAAATAGTATATCAAGTTTTTTTGCTAGCACATCTTTACAGTCAACTAAAGTCACTTTATCTACTACGCAACTTTTAAATCTATTTTCCTCTCCAGTCACTTTAATTGCTGCTCAAGGAGCGAATACATATATTCAAATTATCCGTGCTACTGTATTTTTTACTTATGGTGGACAAGTATATGATTTTGTAGCTGGAGCAGGAGAAATAGTTTTAGAAACTGGAACAGACGATGCTGGCTCTTGGGCAGGTAGCGTATATAATTCAGCTGTTAATGTCGCATACAATTCTACATTAATTGAAAATGTAAAATTAAGTGCTAATGCAGGATTAACTATCAAGGCTCTTACTCAAAACCCTACTCAAGGTAATGGAACTGCTATTGTAAACATTTTATATCGAGTTATAACACAGAGTTAAATGGATATTCGTAAAATTTCTGTAGGTCCAGATTATAAGTCTGGTGCTATGCACTACTTAGTTGGACAAGAAATTTTAGGAGGTCACTATAAGATTCACTTGATAAGATATAGTAAACAATTATCTAACTTTCAAATTTACATTATTCAAGAAAATAAAATAGTATTATGGAAGTCATTTTCTTCTACTATGCCTGTATCTATTGAGTATAATATTAATTTTTAATGCAATCTCTTTTTGATTTTATTGTAAAACCTGCTAATAATAAACGCTATAATAACACAACTAATATAGAAGGATTAGAGTTTATTACAAGTACTTCTCAAGAAGACCATAAGTTTTCTAATCGTGAGGCTATTGTTATTAATGTTCCTTTAGGATATAAGGGTAATATAAAAAAGGGAGACACTTTATTAGTTCATCATAATGTTTTTAAATTTTATTATGATATGAAAGGAAGGCAAAAAAGTGGTAAAAGTTTTTTAAAAGACAATTTGTTTTTTGTAGACTCTGACCAGTTTTATTTATACAAACAAAAAGGTAAATGGTATTCCCACGACAGATTTTGTTTTGTAAAACCTTTAGAAAAACAAGACTCAATTATTTATAAAAATACTGAGTATGAACCATTAATAGGTTACATAAAATATATTAGTGATGAATTAAAAAGTTATGGTGTAAAAATTGGAGATAAAGTTACTTATAAACCAGATACAGAATATGAGTTTGATGTAGATGGCGAAAAACTGTATCGAATTTATACGCAAAGTATTACAGCGGTTTTGTAATGAAAAAAAGCAGTAGAAAAAAATTAACACCAAGGAGTGACGAGTTAAAACGTAAAATTAAATATAATCGTAAAAAAGATGGATTCAAAAAACATAAAGCTAGAGATTATAAAAGCTGGATTCAAAGCAGTGGAGCAACTGATTAAGGTAGCAAAAGAAGCTATTATTAAACACGACCCAGAAGATGATTTGTCTGCTGACAGATTAAAAAATGCAGCTGCAACTAAAAAATTATGTATTATGGATGCGTTTGAAATATTAAATAGAATAGAAGCAGAAAAAGAAAATATTGAATTAGCCGAAAAAGGATTTTTAAAAACTGATACAAAACAAGGATTTGCAGAAAGAAACTCTAAATAAATTATATGAGAAATTAGAAAACATAATTCCAAAAAACGTTTTAACCAAACAAAATAAAACTAGAAAATGGAAGTATGGATATAATTCAACTTATAATATAATAATTATATCTAAAACTGGACAAATAGGTGATATTATATCTATTAATGGTTTAGATATAGCATTACCACTATCTCCAGTATTTAGTCGTACACGACTAAAAAACAAAATTTCACAATATTGGGTTCGACAAGAATACCCTAAAGTTTTATCTAAAATACAAACTATATTTCAATGGAATGAAATGCCTGCTACATTTAAAAATTTATGGGTAGATTATATTGAAAGGGAGTTTGAAAGACGAGAAGAAGGACATTGGTTTTTAAATAATGGCAAACCAACTTATATTACTGGTTCTCATTATATGTATTTACAATGGACTAAAATAGATGTAGGTTTTCCAGACTTTAGAGAAGCAAACAGATTGTTTTATATTTATTGGGAAGCCTGTAAAGCTGACCCTAGAAGTTTTGGAATTTGTTATTTAAAAATTAGACGTTCTGGATTTTCATTTATGGGGTCAGAAGAATGTGCTAATATAGGAACTATCTCTAAAGATGCACGTATAGGTATTTTATCTAAGACAGGAGCAGATGCTAAAAAAATGTTTACTGATAAAGTGGTTCCTATTACTAATAACTATCCTTTCTTTTTTAAACCAATTCAAGACGGTATGGATAAGCCAAAAACAGAATTAGCTTTTAGAGTTCCAGCATCTAAAATTACTAAAAAAAATATGCACTTAAAAGATGAGTTTGAACTTGATGGCTTAGACACAACAATTGACTGGAAAAACACAGACGATAACAGCTATGATGGAGAAAAATTATTGTTACTTGTACACGATGAAAGTGGTAAATGGATTAGACCAAATGATATATTAAATAATTGGAGAGTTACTAAAACTTGTTTAAGGTTAGGAAGAAAAATTATTGGTAAATGTATGATGGGGTCTACTTCTAATGCTCTTAATAAAGGAGGAAGTAGTTTTAAAAAATTATTCGAAGACTCTGATATAAACAATAGAAATGCAAATGGACAAACCAAAAGCGGATTGTATAATTTATTTATTCCTATGGAATGGAATATGGAAGGGTTTATAGATAAATATGGAATGCCTGTATTAGAAACTCCAGATAAAAATGTGTTAGGTATTGATAATGAGCCTATTAATATAGGTGCTATTAACTACTGGCAAAATGAAGTTGATTCATTAAAATCAGATGCTAATGCATTAAATGAATTTTATAGACAATTTCCGCGTACTGAGTCACACGCTTTTAGAGATGAAAGTAATCAATCTTTATTTAATTTAACAAAAATATATCAACAGATAGATTATAATGACTCTTTAATATTAGAACAGCACACTACTCGTGGTTCTTTTCAATGGGATAATGGAATTAAAGATTCTAAAGTTATATTTACACCCAATAAAAATGGCAGGTTTTTAGTTAGTTGGACTCCAGAGTATAATATGCAAAATAGATTTACAGAACGTAATGGAACTAGATATCCAGCCAATGAACATTTAGGGTCGTTTGGTTGTGACTCTTATGACATTTCTGGGACTGTTGGAGGTAAAGGTTCTAACGGTGCTTTACACGGAATGACTAAATTTAATATGGATAACGCTCCTAGTAATGAGTTTTTTTTAGAATATGTGGCTCGACCTCAAACAGCAGAAATATTTTTTGAAGATGTGTTAATGGCTTGTGTTTTTTACGGAATGCCTTTGCTATGTGAAAACAATAAACCAAGGCTTTTATATCATTTTAAAAACAGAGGATACCGAGGTTTTAGTATGAACAGACCAGATAAAACATATAACAAACTTTCTAAAACAGAAAAAGAATTAGGTGGGATTCCTAATTCATCAGAAGATGTAAAACAATCTCACGCAGCAGCAATAGAATCATATATTGAAAAATATGTAGGTATTGAT